TTCTCGCCCTTAATTAATTTTTGCAACTCTGCAGTTGATCCAACAAATAATGCGTTTGTTACATTTTTGGGCGCATTGTCTTCTACTTTATTTAAGTCTTTCATATTCTTTTGTAGTTTCATCAAATCTTGCGTAACATCACTAACTGTCTTAATTAATTGTCCTGCTACTTCATATGAACGTGGGTTCTCTGCTTCTCTTGCTAGTTGTAATATACCTTCGATTGCAGTATTACCTTTCTCTATTAGTAAGTGAAAGTTGTTTCTTGCTAGTTCATAGTCAGCATCTTTGTCTTCTTTAGTCGCATCTACTACTGGTAAATGCGTTGAAGGTGTTATATCATTTCCTGGTAATTGTTCTGCTATGTCGAATACTCGATTTAGTTTATCATCAATTTTACTCATATCACACCTTATAATTGCGTGAAACCGGATTCTTTTTTCAAAGTAATCGTCACAGTTCCATCTTCAATAAAAATTCTTAAATCTCTTGTAGGTTCTGCAGATAAACCTACTTGTCCAGTATTAATAATTGAACCTGTACCTTCTCCACTAA